ATGTCAAAATTATATTTTAAGTACGGTTGTATGAATAGCAGCAAATCAGCAAATCTTCTAATGATTCGCCATAATTATGAGGAACAGGGCTTTAATGTTTTATTATTAAAACCTTCTATAGATGATCGAGAAGGGAAATCCATCATTAAGTCTAGAATCGGAATTGAAGCAGAATGTATTATGGTGAAACCAGAGAATTCAATTAAGGATATTTTAAAGCAGCATCCTGCTGATATCATTATGGTTGATGAGGCTCAATTTTTAACGAAAAACCAAGTGGATGAACTATATGATATTTCATTTTATAACAATGTCTTATGCTTTGGTTTATTAACAGATTTTCAACAACATCTATTTGAAGGAAGTCAAAGATTGATTGAACTTGCAGAAAGCCTGCAAGAAATTAAAACCGTTTGCTCCTGTGGACGTAGAGCTACGATGAACGTTCGATTTGATGAATGGGGTAACTTAATTACTCATGGAGAACAAGTCGACATTGGAGGAAATGATAAATATAGAGCAATGTGTAAATATTGCTATGAGAATTTGAAGAAAAAATAAGGGGATAGATTAATCAGAATAATTTTTTAGGATATTTGTTTTAGAATCCAAATTTCTAAATATCTAGTCCCTAAAATTAACTTAATTCTTAAAATAGTACCATATAGGTAAGCTTCTAGTTGTCTACATTTTTATATTACAATCAGTGGTAGGGATACATATTATTTGTATCCCTACCACTTTTATTCATGACAAGGAAAAGTTCGAGAAGCGTGCTTTTTCTTGTTTATAGCAAGGAAAAGCTTACATCTTTTTCTTATTAAAAAATTCTGAATTAATATACTAAATGACACTTCTACTATTATATGATTACATAACTTTTTTAGAAAAGATAAATTTGAACTACAAATTATTTGAGAAGATGCCCAATATGAAATTGTAGTATAATAAGTTGGTTCTAGCACATAAAAAAAGAGAACAAAAAGATTTTGATATAATCTTTTTATCCTCATACTTTAGTGGAGATGACGGGAGTTGAACCCGTGCTATAGAACTCTTACCAAAAGTAGAAAAAACGCAAGATACTATTAAATACTAGCTTTATAAGTGTTTTTATTTTTCTTGTTTTGTTCTTTACTTACCGATTATATTACACTTTTTCTATATTATGCAACACGAAATGCAACATGAGTATCTAAATGCTTAGTGCTTGGGTAACCAAGCACTTTTTATTTGCGGATTTAGTCACATTATGATACAATCATTATACCATATATTGGATATGATGGAGGTTGCAATGAAAAGTAAATCTAAACTGGTAATCACACTATTGATATTGGCCTTATGTTTTTTTGTTTACCAATACATAGACATTCTTATTAAATATAATAAAGCTAATGTAGATGTAGCTGACCTACAGTCGAAAATAAGTATATTGAATGACGCAAATATTTCTCTGAGAGGGAAAATATCTGATCATGAGAATGGTGCTGAAAATAGATTATATATGATTCGATTAGCCGCAGAGAGAATGGACTTCAATTCTGTCTTATCAATAGCGGATGAATTGCATGAAAAATTCCCTGGAAGCCCTGAAGATTTAGAGGGGCAAGAATTAAAGAATGCTGTCAATGCTGTTCTTGCAGAAGAGGCTAAAGCTAAGGAAGAAGCTGAGAAACTTGCTCGAGAGGAAGCTGAAAAAGCGGAGAATATTGCAAGAGAAGAAGCTGAAAAATCTGCTCAAGAAAAAGCAAGAGAAATTATTCGAGTAACTAAGCTTAAAGTCGGAAAACCAAATTCTGCAGGTGGTGTTGATTTATTTATTGGATTTACAAATAATTCAGATAAAATTATTAAATATATTTATTTTAAAGCGACTCCTTATAATGCGGTTGGCGATTCTGTGAAATGTGATATAAAAAGAGAAAGTACTACAGGAGTTAAGGATACAGGCCCTTATCAAAAAGGTGAAGGAATACTTGGAGATAATAGCGGATATTGGCAATGTGTTTGGTATAATTACAGTATTGAAACAGTACAGTTAAACGAAATAAAGATTGAATATATGGACGGAACTTCAGTAACATTGACAGACAAAGATTTGGAATACGTTCAATATTGATTATAAGCCCCTCGCATAACCGAGGGGCTATTTTTATCTTCCCAAAACCTCAAGTATCTCATTCACTCTATCGTCCGTATCCGGTCCATACACCCCATCATCATCCACTCCGATCAGACGTTGCAGTTCCTTAACGTCATCGCCTTTCATTCGCGGAGATGTAAGCTTTAGTGCTCTCTTAACTTTCTTATATTCAATCTCTGGATGCTCGTACCAGTGAGTCCATGGTCTAGCACTAAGATTGGTAATACAAACACCGTAGTTAAATCCACGAGCCTCTACTACTTTACCATTTCCAATGTAAACTCCAACGTGACCCTTGTATCGAACGCACAGACCTATCGCAGACTTATCCATGGTGTCAATAGTTCCTTTCACAGTTGCCTTGTTATACGCATTGTCTGCAGCAGTATCATAAGTACCTTCACCAGATTCTACTACACCATCCTGATCGGTATCGTTAAGGTAGCCCTCAATTAGACCGTGACAATCTGAAGTAACTTGTCCTATCCACTTTTTACACTCCTCAATGCGCACCTTTGTGAACCACTTTGCAGGGTTCGTATTGATCAGTGATTGAAGTCTAGACGATGTAAGAACTCTGCAGTTTGTACCCATGACATAAGGAATACCGACTTGCTTTTTTGCGTAATCCACTAATCCTTGATTATTCTTTTCCATTGTCTCCACCATCCTCTCCACTTGTTTTATCTCTTAATTGTAATAATGTATCTTTAAGCCTTGCCGGCATTGGAATTAGTACTGCAGCATTTTCCACCAAGCTCAATCCCTCATTACAAATAAAGAACATGATAACAATCTCTCGAAGCTTAATCGACTCACCGAGCAATAGTTGCATCTGATATGCTGCAGCAATGACGATGAATATCATCACCTTTTTAAGGAGTCCTTTAAACCCTATCTCGCTGGACAATGATTTTGTATAGATACCCTTTATAAACCCTGTAAGGTAGTCTAATATAACCAAAGCTACAATTGTCTTAAGAAGCATGTCCCATCCTCCCATTGCGCCAGCAAGCCATCCACCGATTGCAGCTATCACTATACTTATTTTATTGAAATACTTTTCCATTCTTCCTCTTTCCGCACACAAAAAAGAGCGCCTAAGCGCCCTATGTATGCAAATGATTATATAGATTTTTATGTTAGACAGTTTTATCAATGTCTAGCTGCATGAAATCGATGTATTCATCAATTTCTTGTTGTAAGTCAGTACGCTTTGTTACTACTTCTTTATAGGTTAAGTTACCTACAGTAATCTGACTTACTAAGTATCGTGATGTTGCGCTGTACTTTTTCATACGAGTTCCTCCTTTCCTAAATAATAATCTATACACCCAAGAGCATCTCATTTACGACCTCTTGTAGTAAACTTAGTTCACTTTTTAGCATTTGGTTTTCATCTCTTAAGTCAACTAACTGGTCTTCTAATGACTTTTGCGGTTCTTTCCAATTTGGATTTAAGTAAAATCCTTTCTCAATGGTATAGCAATATTTATATGGAACTATATCTTCTACAATTTCATTTACTTCGAATGCTCGTATCCCTTTCTTTATGCAAAATAAGTTTTCGCTTATTCTATAAACATCTAAGCCGCTAGGATCTACTGTCTCTTCTAATACTGTTAGTATATACTGTAGTACATTTGCTTGGTCTACTAATATAAACATAATTACCTCCATTAATTTGAGTAAGCCAACATCATAATATTTCTGTATGGGAATGTGTATGCCGATTCTGTCAGACCTGCCGCGCTACCTGTTAGAGTCTTACCAGTTCCTGAATACTGCACATCGAATGCAACGACATATCCATCTTTTTGACGACAACCTGTTGCATGTATACTCTTTCCGACTGGAACCATTCTAACTACATTGAACTGTCCTGTTGATGCCACTCTATACACTTTATACATCCCTTGACTGGCAGCAGGAATAAATGCGTTGCTTGTTCCGTCAGTCGATTGTACACCACCTATACCTGATATAAGTTCAAACGTAGTAAGTGTAGTACTTTTTGTTTTTACTCCATTTGAATCAAACTCAATAACGTCTAGTCTTATATCAGTATAGGTTTTATTCATTACCACTAAGGCGTAAATGCCATCAAAAGGATGGAAACGTGAATCGAAAATCTCAATATTAACTGCTCCTAAGTAGTTACTTGATATTTTTTCAAAGGTACTATTTGTCACAATGTATTGACTGTTATCACCTGAACCGGTCTCAGTAGTGATGACAGTGTATCTATTTGAAGCACTCCAATATTGTATTGTTATGATGTCTATAGAGTAAGTGCTGAGAGAACTTCTTACATTTGTAAAGTTTACTCCGTCATCGCTAACCAATAACACAGAACCACACACGAACAGTTTCCCATTTGTTATTGTTAGATTTCTTGGGTACTCTGTTGTTGTCTCCCATACCTTTTCCCAAGATGTGAAGTTCTTAGTTCTATATATCCCATCTCTTATGACAGCTACATAAAAGTATTTTTTAAAATATACCATACCCTGAATCTGATTACTAAAAGGAGTGTTTGCAATGCTTGTCCATTGCAGTCCTTCTTTTGAATAATATGGGGTACCTGCCATTCCAGAAAACATAAAAACATTTAGCTTGTTTTGCCACTTCAATCTTAACGTTTTATTAGCATCGCATTCCCAAACCTCTGAAACTTGCTTTAGATTGTTAGAAGATTCTGTTACCTTTACATCTTCTGTGTTACTTTTTACATTACTTGAATTAGTTATAGTAATAGGCATAACAACCCTCCTATTCGGTTACAAAATAAATCGTGTTTGCCACTGTGCTTGCTGGTACTGATGCAACAACTTGAACATGATAATTATCTATCTTATCAGAATTGTTTGCATTAGTGGCATTATCTGCTGTTCCTGCACTTGTTGCCTTACCATTAACAGCTAAAGCACCGACCTCAGACGCAGAATATGCTGGTTTATTTGCTTGTTTAGCCCAACTATATACGTCACTTGCAGGCAAAGACGTCGGTAATCCAGTAATCATACTTGCAGGATGAGTTGATGGGTGTGTATATACTGTATCTGTAAATTTAGCATTTGATGGAACGTCTGCATTTACTGTGTGACCATTTACAGTATCAGCATCACCACCATCCGCTGGAAGCGCTGTAGGAAAATCTGTTATATCACTGGTCATATGCTTGTGTGCTTTAGGAGCCTTATTATCCTCTAAATTTTTCAATTCACCATCAATAGTATTAAAATTGGTGTTGAGACCATTAACATTGATAAAATCAGTCCCCTGTTGTAGTTCTAGGTTATAATTCTCTGTATATTGTGCCATTAAATAGCCTCCTCTCTCAATTGATTCCATGTGCGCCTTCCAGCTTCTTCCCATGTCATTCCACTAACCATATCCCATGTATTGTATAAAAGACTGACATTTAAAATAAGATTGCAAGGAGTAATCCTGTCTAATAGTTCAGAAACAGAAGTGAAATTCTTCTTCGCGGATAAAGCTATTTTTATCTTTAAGACGTAGTTTTCTTTATCCATAACGATAGAATATCCATCTTTACCACACAGGTCGGCAAGCCTTTCCTCTAAGCTTCGATACGTGTAAGGTAATTGCTCATTAACTCTGGCCAGAATTCTAAAATTGCGTTCCTGAAGTGTATCTGTATCCAAAGACTTAATACCTAGAATCTTCTCCCACCTAGCACACCCATACGAATCCAATGTACCAATGAATTGATTATTTAAAGTCTTATCGATAGCAAGGTCTAAGCTATCAATTTCAGGATTCTCTGCAGTTGTTATTGCCTTAAACTCACGCACTTCTTGGAGTACCCCAGGTACATAACTAATAAGATTAGCTGCCATTAATTTCACCCCTAACTGGTATAGCATTTTTATCAAGCTCAATGTTAAGAGAACTCCCATTTATTGCAGTATCAGTCACATCGATTATTCCTGGTATACCTAATAACGCCACATCAATTTTACTTATTCTTACAATCAATCCAGAGTTTCCTTCCTCCTGCCAGCCTCTTGCCAATTCCTTAAAATAACTATCAACCACAGAAATGATATAACTTTTAACATCATCGTAAGTATATCCGCTCTGGTAAGTGATTGTCGTTGTAATATTGATAACTGTCTCATCTGCTCCAGTGACATTCACAAAATGCCATAACGGAGCAAGCCCCATCCCATCACCGGCATTAACCGTCGGATCTAAAGCGGATTGCGCATTATCCACTAAAGCGGTACTAGGTTTGGAATAATCAGAGTTAAGTATCACTAGCTTAACATTTCCACCTGACTCATCTCCAGATATGTTTGTAGCTCGATATATTTTTACTGCACCGACACCATCAAGGCTTAAGACTTTTGCTTTGTAATCTGCACGATTTCCGCCAAAAGCTTGCGCATCCAAGCTATCAAAATACCTTTTCCGGAACGCTTCTGTATCTTCTTCCTCTTCCCCTGGAATAAGTATTTCTGTGATACTGGCACTTGTCAGACCGTCGATGTATTCCACTGGCAGTAAAATCCCTGTTGAGCCATTAGGTGCGCTTCCAGAAGTCTCACAGGTGAGTTTGAAAGTTCCTGTAGATATCTTATCCGTAGCTCTATAACTAAACTTATCCAGGGTAAACCTTGCACCGATTGGTATATCAATATTAAATACTCCTTTGACAACTGCATATGTTGAATCCTTAGGTGATAGTCCTCGCTCTGCAGCTCTTCGAATAAGGAAGTCTCTTGATGCAGTGTCGGCAAAAGATTCACTCATGATCCCCTCGAGTTCAACATACATCTGCGCAAGTTCAGCGCATACCGGTGCAACTGCAGTATAAATCATGCTGCCTTCTCGCTTATCGATACCGGACGGAATTCTAGCCAGTGCTCGATTCAAAATTACTTCATATGTCATGTCCTCATACACTAGATATTCACCTCCTTCTCTTGTTCGATATCTCCATACACGGTATGAACCATAAACTTAGCAGTTACGCTTCCTTTATTTGATACAAAATTAAACTCATCAACTGCAAGAATACGGTCGTCTTGTAATAAAGCTTCCTCAATACGACTCTTTAGCGTTGGATACACATAAGAAGGATCTTTACCAAAAAGATCTTCCAATTCAACACCGTAATCCCAAGAGTAAATCAAATGTTCGTAACGTTCTACGCTTAAAGCCATATAGATAGACTGATTAATCGCTTCCAGTCCATCCACAGTCCCTATGATCTTGTTTCCGGACAGAGCAAATGTTTTACTAGGCATTTCCGAAACATTAAGATTCGTTATATCATAATTCGTCTGTGGTACCATTAACTATCCACCACCCTATCTAAAATAAGATACTGCTGTCCACCTTTTTGCTGAAGGAGTACCACCTTATCATTTATTTTAAGTGCATTCTTAAATGTGTAGGCAGTTTCAGCTCCTGCGAACTCGACAGTCATCTTGTAATCGGTTAAGCTCTCCGGCACAACTAGAAATCCGCTTGTCAGTATCACCTTCTGATCAATAGATACTTTAAGCGGATTGATTGATATCACCTTGCCATATACAAATTGCATCGGTTTAGTGGCCTCCACAGCGTCGCAGGCTGCCTTTTTAATTAATTGTACTAACTCAGCTATTGATAACACCTCCTGTCAATTTTAGATCCATGAAGTGAGCATCTGCCTCGTAGGTATGCTTTGCACTCTCCACCATCATTGGGTAGAATTTCTGTTCACCATTGGTGTCGTACATCGGAACCAACACACTAAAGCCTGCTCTTACTCTGCTGTCACCAAAACAGTTCCTAATCGTTAAAGTTCTTTTCGGTGTATTATGCATACTTAGCAATTTTTCCACTTTATCTTTCGCTGTATTTTTATTTTGGATTTGTTCGTAGTACTGCAGCACTCCCCATTTTTTTATCGTGTTACTGTCGAATACTTGAAATATCTCTCGTGTTCCAGCCTTTTCGTTTGCATATGCAAGTTTAATACTATTATAGGTGCTCTCATCGATGCTTCTTGTAAATACATGGTCTTCTGCAGATGTTGTATCAACCACGATGTTTAAGATTAAATCTGTAGACTTCCTTAAACACAGTTCACCATAATCATCGTAAAGAATATAGAGATTTTTTGTAGCATCTGCAGTATCTGCAATAGAGTTATTAATCATATCAAACAACTCTGTGTCTACCTCAACTAATTTAAGCTTGATACCAGTATCATCTACAGTACCAAGCTTTAATCTAAAATCTGTTGCAATACGATTTAATAAATCCCCAGTACTCCAAGCAGTATACACGTACGTATCACGATTCTTTAAGTAGCGAAGCTGATCATATGCTATGATCTCTAGTAAATCATCTTTTGTTTCCTTGATTGAAAAAACATAACCGTGAAAAACTCCTAGATTATCTTCTACTAAAGCGATTGGACACCCTTCTTCTATTTTCATGGAATCGTCTCGAAGGATAGATAGCTTAATCGTTCCAGGAGTAGATTTTCGTTCTGTATTCCACACAAGACCGCCTTGTATAACAGGAAAATACAGTTTATCATTTATTATTATGCTTACCTGGTACATTCATTCCACCCATCCAATCCTTTCTAAGATCATAATTCCCTTGCCCTTCGTTACCGGTTATGGATTTGACGTACCCAACATTACTAAAAGGAACTGTAGTTGTAGCCTTTTTCAACGCATTATTGATTTGATTGTCACTCAAATTACTTAGCAATCCACTCATACCTCCTAATGGAGTAGGCGAAATAGACGTAGTTTTCGTATTGCTAGTTTTCTGAGACGGATTGCTTTTTTTCGTTGTTGCTGGAACATCCTCAATCTTTAGCACTTGCCCCACGTAGATAAGATTAGGGTTTTTGATATTATTTAACTTCGCAAGATTCCAACACTTTGCACCATTACCAAGAAGTTTCTTTGCAATAGCCCAGAGAGTATCTCCTTTTTTAACAGTGTAAGTTTTTGGGATACTTTTCGAAGAAGATGATCTTGTTTTTTTCTCAATGACACCATCCTCAACATTATTAAGTGGTACATAGGTAACACCGTAGTTTACATATTGCTTAAGCTTCATATCAACCAACAAATCAAACCCATTGTCGGCATCTTCAGTAACAGTATAATCTTCTAAAGTGACATCAGTCTCTGTTTTAAACCACTCTGTCCCCTTGATTAGTCTTGATACAATCAATTTGACATATCGCTTATTCTCTTTCAACTTTTGCAATTTATTAAGATACCAGTTGGGGGACTTGTACTTTCCCTCGTAGTTTGCAAATGGATAGTTATTTCCAGGCAGTAATATAGTAAAGCTGATTTCAGTAAGACCAGGAGACTTTAAAAGATTTATCTCCTGGCCATTAATTAAAGTAATAGTTTTATTCCTATTGTTTACCCTTGTAACAATCTTTGATGGCATAACCGGTAGGAATATGTCACCTAGATACATTTTATACATAGACGTACCCCCTAACTGCGGTTATGAGCTTGCGCAGTGTTATTTAACTCCTCACCAAGCTTCTCGGTCAGATAATCAACCATCCCATCAAGATCCTGATTGCTATTCACATTATTATTAATGCCACCCATTTCGACTGATATCTGGGCTGTTGTAAAACGATTGATAGCTTCGCGCTCTGCAGCATCACGAAGGTATTGGATATCTTCGGTTAAGGCGTCGGCGATAGTATTGGTATTATCAACTATTTTTTTTATATTATCTTCTTTATCGTGTAGGTCATCATAACCATCTGAATCGGTTTGGAACTGAGACATTTTATCTAATATACCATCGATTTCTTCATCAAATTGTTTAATGCTTGACTCAAAATTTTCCTTTTGAGTATACAGTTCCATTCGTTCCTGTGCTTCAGCATATTTATCTATACCTGTCAAAACCAAACCTGTTTCATAACTGTAGTTTTCAACAAATCTTGGCACTAATTTGTCTCTTTCAAAATCTTCTTTTGTATACTTGTCCATTTCACTGTTATCTTTTAGAAAAGCATCGTATTTATCTTGTACTTTAGTCTGATCATTCACTACATCATCTAACTTTGAAGAATAAGCATTGTAATAAGCCTTGGCTCTTGCAAGCTCTCGGAACTGGTCTGTGGCTTTTTTTAGAGATACTGCTAAATCATCGATATATCCTGTTTCTGTCTTTATCTGATTACTTAGTCCCGGTATGGTATTTTCCAATTGAAGTACGATAGTATTCATTTTATCGTGCTCTTCTTTTGATCTATTCACTTTGCTTTCAAGCTCATCATACTGATCCATTAGAGCCTTAACCTTTTCAGCTGCAATGTACGCAGATTGACTTGTCACACCAAGCGTATCTTCCATCTCATCATTTGATTCTGCAAGAGCCTTCGTTTCTCTAGTCAACTGATTATACGCAGTAACGCCAAGTCCAAGAGTAGTGGCTATCCCAGCTATCGTGGTTATCCAACCTACTGGATTTGTCGAGTTTAAAAACATGTTTGCAGTCGCTAACATCTTTGTCCCTATTTCCCATGCCGCATATGCTGCAACGATACCATAGATTTGAGGTGCTATATCATCCCAGTTATCATGTAAATAGTTAGCTGCATCAATAAGATCGTCGAAGACATCTACCGCAGTTTCAGCAAGCGATGTAAGCGCATCGATGGCGCTTTCCTTGAACTTCTCAAACCGATCTGTATTAGCGATATCATTTAGCCTAGTAAGTGACGGTTGAATATTTTGAATTAAGTCATTTTTGAACGTAGTCCATATATCAGCATAAGTAAGTGGTATCTTTTCAAAGCGTGCCTCTGTTTCATCAGCAGCACGGAACATTGCAGTTTTAATAACATCGGCGGTCAATAAACCATCGGAAGCCCAGTCCTTCATCGTTCCTTTTGCTTTTACGACATTGGTCATGTAGTCCTCAATTGAGCGAGCAAGCAATGGAGCGTTCTCTATAATACTACGATATTCATCCCCCTGCAGTCTTCCGGATGCCATAGCTTGTGACAACTGATACATAGCGGATTGCTGTTCTGTCGTAGATGAACCACCGATTTTAAATTGCATGTTCATGAGTTCAGAGAAACGAATCATCTCATCATTACTTTTAAATGATTCCTTAGCCATTAGTCCTAGCCTGGATACAACTGCAATAGTATCCTGATAGTCCGCACGTGCTCTTTGTGACGAATTAAAGATTTTTTCTTGGAGATCATATGTTGTTTGAAAACCATCATTCATCAAGTTAAGTCGTGCTGTAGCTTGGGCCATACTGTCTGAAGTGCTAAACATTGCTTTTCCTGCCATCGTACCACCAAGAGTAATAATGATGCTTTTGAGATTACTGAGCAAAGCTGATGAGTGACTTGTACTCCTTGCAATCTCGGAATTCCATGCACGTTGGTGATTCTTTGCTGATTCCGTATTTCTTTCAGCCTTATCAATCTCTGAGTTGGCTTTCCGATATGCAGTATCTAGCTTTTCTGCAGTTTCTTCGGTTTTGGTCACATTTTCTTTTATCTTATCTGTCTTATCTTGAGCTTTCACTAAGCTATCATTGATCTGCTTTAGTTGCGCCCCTGCATTCGCCATTTCGGCTCGTGCTGCTGCAAGACTTTCTACGTCAATCGCTCTAGAGGACGCATTATCTAAAGCTTCAAAACTATTAATAACCATATTCATAGCTCTTACCATGGACATCATAGGTTGTGTTATTCTATCCATTACCTGTACTGATGTTTGTATACCTGACAATTTTACGCCCTCCTATTCTTCGCTCTTTCTATTTTCTATCTTATACTTAACCGATGCATCCACTAACGCTTTTTGGTATCGGTCTAAGTTCATATAAACATCTGGCGTCCAATGAAATTGGTGAAGGCAATAATGACACATCACTGCATCGTGATCACCTTCACTTATTAGTTTTTTGCGTCTTCCACCAAATCCTCATAAGACGTGTCAAATCCATTAACTTCTTGAACCTTTGTTAAGTAATCCGCGTACTCACCAGGCGTGAGCATAGTCTTAAGCAATGCATCTGCCCCCATAACACCATAACTATCCTGTAACTCTGTATTGTCAAGCTCTGGATAAACTGTGCAGCGAGCAGCTAACTTACCAAGGTATACGCTGTAATCCATTTCTGTCTTAGTGCGACCTTTTCCATCCGGAACACGTTTCATACACTCCTTGCGGATTGCTTCATCCTCTTTGTTAGTAACAGCTGTTAACTCCCAAAGAACTGGCTTCCCTTCCTTGTCCTTAAATCTTTTTGATACCACTACCTTGATGTTTTCCACTTTAACTACATTCTGCGCTAAAAACGCTTGTAAATTTTCCATCCTTAATAATCCTCCTAATATTAGAAATGGGCGGTTATTCACCGCCCTAGTTAATTACAGCATGCCATTAAGTAGCTTGAACTCTTCTGGCATTTCAAAGTCATCGAATGTACCATTCACATCCTCGGTTAATGAATCGTCGCTTGATGCGTCAAACTTTGCTAGGATTCCATCATCCATATTACAGTTCTTAAAGATGATAGTCTGTCTACCAACACTTGAGGAAGGGTCTTCATTCGTGATTTGAATATCAAAATAAACATCCGCCCCCGTGTTCTTAAAGTCTAATAACATACGTCTAAAGATAGATGTATTATAGTGAATGGTTGCTTTAAAAGTTCCTTCCCATCCGGTTGATTTATTTCCTTTTCCAGTTCTGCCTAGAATCGGTACTTTCTTTTTCGTTTTCTTTACTTGCGCTTCAAACTTCGTAAAGTTGAACGCATTGTAACGCTTCGAACCAATCGTAACATAGCACTCTGCGAGCGATGCTGATACGCTGTCCTTTGCGTTCATGGCAATATTATTCATAAACTACCTCCTTACTGTACAATGATTGTCATGTACAACTTATCCATGCAATTCGTCGGAGTTACATAACTGTTGGCCACAACATCTGTTTTACCAGTGCCTTTTAACACCTCAATATCTGCAGCATCAAAGTTTTCAATGGCACGTAGGCCTTCGAGTTCCTTATAGTAAGATACTAAGTCGTTCCATAAGGATATCCGTCCGGAAGCATCGTTTGGAATCTTCCCATTATACTTTTCATTGAAAAGAGCTGCAGTGTCATTTCCAATCTGATCTAATACTCGAATAGTCTGATTGTTCTTAAACTCTACACCCTTCTCGCTTGATGTTGTAATCAAGGAATTGATATCAACAAGCACTCGATAGCCATCTCCAACCTTGTGGAATGTAAGTTCTCCGGCTGCTATCGCATCCTCTAGCTGACTTTGAGTATACGATGTCGTGATTTCGTACTCACCATCATAAATCATATTTGTAAGAGACTTATTAACCTCACAGCCTGCCTCGGCTCCTGCAACCCAAGGTATAAGTTCCACACTGTTCTTTACATTGATAACACCCTCGTAATCAGATGCACTTCCGAAAAGTACCGTTTGAAACTTAACACCTAGCTCCTCGCGCATGCGTTTTGTGAATGCTGCATACAGTGCCTTAGTTGGAGCATCTGACGTATCCGAAGCTAGGATATTAAAACTAGAACTTTCTACCGCGCTTAGAAATGCTTGATGTTGCGTTCCGGTTACCGTGCCATTTGTTCCACCCGCAAGTACTGTTCCTACAGTAGCTGTAAGAGTAGCATCTGTCTTAAAGGTAACAAAATCGTTCTCTTTCAAAGCAGTAGCGTCTACTACTTTTGTTTGTTCATCTACCAATGCCGTGCCAAGATAAGTACTTACATCCCATTTGCTACTATCATCCGCATTCTCTGAAATAACAATCTTTAGATCATTACCACGTGTACCAGAATATTTAGCGGTAGCAAAATCATTCGATGCTTTTACACCAGCATTGAGTCGATAAAGATAAGCTTTTGTTGCATGTTTAAACAGCTCACGAAGTTGCTTTAACTCATCTGAAGAATAATCATAACCGAAAATCTGAACTGTTTTCTTAATGAAATCATCCTTCGTAACTAAGAATACACCAGTATCATTACCCCAGTTAAGGCTCATTCCAATAGCAACGATACCTCTCTCACTCAATGCGCTGTCAGCCCTTGCAGCACTTACGAAATTTATATAAGCACCAGGTATCTTTTTATTCTGACTGGTAAATGTTCCACCACCTAGCATTAACCCACCTTACCTTTCATATATTTTTCGATCATAGCATCTACCTCTTGAATGGTATAATCGATGTTATCGTCTAGCAATGCGCTAACGAGATCCTTCTTAGCAGCATAACGCTTAGACTTTAATAACTTTTCCTTAGAATGCTTTGTTTCCTTGACATCTGTCTCTTTCTTGGCCATTACTTCACCTTTCCTTTCACATAAAGGTCATTCATCTTTTCTTTTTCTTCCTGGATAGCAAGACGCATATTATAGTCAATCGTACACACTAGAGCACCATCCGAGATTACACATGAGATGTCAGTCCCTCGAACTAAATTACCATCAACATTGATACTCTCAAGTACGAATGGTAATTCGCTTTCAACAGTCCTCAACTCATCCTCATCATCAGTTTTAGGAAGATAGGTAATGCTAAAGCTCATTGGCTTACCATACCGCTTACCAAGTGTTCTCTTATGGCCTGTCTTGATGGACTTCACACGAAAGCAAGGAAGGTGTATATTTTGCTTTTTTTTACTCGTATATACTTCAGCATCGGTCTTATATTCCAATGCTTTCGAAATCCCTATGATAACTTTATTAATCAGATTGAAACACCTCCCTAAAATACTTCTCAAGCTTCATTTCTAGGATAGCAGGAGCTTTCGTTTGAATGTCCTTTTCTGCAATTGTTAACATGAACTTACCATCTACCCATCCTTTATGATTAGATGTCCGATGACCATACTCGACATACATTGCGTATTCCACAGGATTGATCAGCTCAATTACGAAGTTATCTCCAACCCTAGTGACTACAATATTCTTAACATACTGCCTAACATCAATTTCTTGTCCTGCAGTCCATCCTCGCCTTAAGTTTCCACCTACTTTACCAGTACTTGAATCGTAAATACCAACAGGTGTATTCTTTATCACCTGAGTGAGTAAACGTGCTGCTAACTCCTTTACACATGATTCAAGGAACACTTGTGTATCATCAATACTTGCTTGCAGTTTATTCCTGAAAGCAATCAGCTCTGAAAAGTCTGCACTTATTAAGCCCACCCCCTAAATGCTTCCAGTGGTACTTCTTGGTGAGAAGGGTAAACAGCGGGTATTCCGCTCCTGGAATACTCAAACGTTTGGCCAGTCTGCATAGTAACAACAACCTTGCTACCCTCATTGATTATGATATCTGGTGCTATATGCAAACTAACAGTCTGCAAGAGCATTGCTGCATCACCTTCACTTACTGATCGTACCGACTTAAAACAGAGTTTGCATTTTTGTCCTTCCAGTACTACAACTTCCTTGTCTTTCGTGATATTCGTTTCAGCATCCCTCACTGGATGAAACTCAAAAATCGTGCATCTGTCCTTATACTGCCTTTCTACTACCTCTCGACCATTCATCGTCTTAATCTCCTAAAAGGCTTCAATTCCTTTTTATCCTTTTCTGATAACCCATAAATGGTATCCTTGCAGTTATCTTCTGACACATTGTAAGACCAGGAGCTTTCGCCCTCTGTCTGTGACTTTACATCAAAGACCGATTGCGTGCCGGCAAATGATTCATAATCGATAACTGCTTTTACCTTCTTTCTTACAAAAGGTTCAAGCTGTTTAGGAACCTCCGATAGATTGCAGTAGTTCAAGACATCATTGATGCGATCTTTAATCAATAAGTCGCTTTTCGTATCTGCTATGCTCAAATGCTCCTTAACGAGTGCTACTGTTTCTTCGACCGTCATAGTCCTCACCTCCAATAAAAGAGGGGACCTTAGACAGTCCCCTGTAATAATTCAAGTAATTCGTTTTTGTTCGCACGAGCTTTATACTCGATGCCTTTTGCGTCGAGAATGCCTTTGATTTGATCATTTGTCAATTCAGAGAAATTAACTTGCACCGAAGGAGTTTCTTTTACTTCTTCTTTTACTTCTTCTTTTACTTCTTCATGTTCCAATTTATCATCCTGTAATTCATTCAACTCTTCTTGTTGCTTAGAGGCAGCAAGTTTGGCCGCCTCCTCTTCCCTTCGTTTACGTTGAAATGCTGTCGCACTCATACTATCACCTACGCAATCTTGTGGGTAAACTGGACAATACGAATATCTTTCTTTTCGTATACTTGACTCCAGTTAGCCGCAGTAGCTAGTTCTGCATTTGTTGGAGAAACACCAGCTACAGATGCATTAGTAAACTTAATTCCTCTTGGATGAAGCACGAAATGACGTCTGTTGACCAAAATATCATCACCAGCTAAAGAGTCACGATCTGTCTCAGTAGGAACTGGTGCCTGACCTTCTCCACGACCAACTGCACCCTGTCCAAATAGATAGGTTGTAGTAACTTTAGTTGATACATCATATGGAAGCTCATCATCTACAACAACCTTCTTACCCATATACGTTGGAAAATCAACAACTCCATTGCTATCTGGGATATACTGAATTAAGTTCTGCTTCTCTAAGTATGCAAATGTATTGCTATGCATAGCAACTGCTGTTAACTTCTTAGCATTATCTCCAAGTACAGTTTTCGCATCAATAAAAGTCTCTCCGGAGATAAGAGCTGCATTACCTGTTTCACCCGAAATATCAAGCTTGTTAGTTGCATTAGAAGCAGAGAATGCGCCTGTTAAGATCTTAATAAGAGTTGTCTGCTCTTTAGCTAACCAATATCTTACTACCAAGTCACCAATTGCCTTCATTGGGTCGTCACCGGATAATGCAGTTGCTAGATCGTTGACACTCCATGCCTTACCTCTCATAAGTAGTGCTGCAACGTCCTGTCCAGCTGTAATACCAGCGACACCAAGCGCAGCAGAATCACTTAACACTTCATCGTCACCATCTAAGTCATTCCAGAATGGCATATTGATTAACTTACCTCCTGCAGATGCTAAAGCATCTAGTGTAGGGTCCGGAACTACAATTCCTGCCTTGATCAACATTGATTGTTCCTTTAATGCTTTCATAATATAAGGATTAAACACCTCAGGTACAATAACATTAGCAATTTTCGTTTTTGCCATAAATTTTTACCTCTTTCTTTCTATTAATTATTGAGCTGCCATATACTGTGCAGCAAGTTCTGGATCTTCGCTGAGCATTTTCGCCTGTAATGTAAGGTTAAAATGTTCTTTACTCCAAGGATTCTTAGTTTGGTCTTGAGACTTCTTGGTTTTATTATTAGGTTCTTTCCCCTTAACACCCTTACTTCCCTTGTCATCTTTGTCGTCTTTCTTATCATCGGACTTAGTAAAATGAGGGTACTTCTCAATCACCATCTCTATCGCTTCCTCAAGGTCAGTCTCATCATCCACGTAGGACTTGGCCAATGTCACCACATCGGAGACAGATTCCTTTTTAATACCACGCTCAAGGCAAATGATTTTAGCTTCAAGAGCTTGAACCTTATCATCGCTGTCAGATTTCTTTTCTGAATGCTCTTCGTTCTTCTCTTTAGCCTTCACCTTTTTGCGTTCTCGCTTAAGACGTCTCTCGATAGCCTCATCCAGCTCCTCTTGTGTAAACGTCTTAGCTTTTTTCTTCTTTTCCGACTGTTCTGATTCATCATCCTGATCGTCGTCATCATCTTCCTCATCTTCTGAGTCCTTGTCTTCCTCGCCTTCTTTATCCTTCTTCTTTTCAGCGAAGAACTGTAAATTATACTTCTTATACATATTCATGCGTTTCATAAACACCTCCGTTTAACGTCCGTCGACTTCCTCAGAGTTTAAAGCCTTTCAGGTTTGGGCATAAAAATAAGCCGTATCTCTACGACCTAGTAACTTGATTACTATTTAACCCATAGATGGGAGATAAAAAGGATCACCGCCTTTCTACTTCACAACAAAGTTCTCCCATTTCTTATAAGCGTCCACATATGTCTCCTGCTTATCTCCATTATGGGTTATTTCATAGTACATTCCATCTGAAACATTTGTGCTTACAAGCGCCTTATTATTCTGCAATGTCTTGCATGACCAGACAATAAACACGTCATCTTCAGTAATTTTCTTACTGTCTGTCTTGTCTGCATTCTTGTTGAAATACTCTACTACAACTTGCTTTGCTAGCTTTTGAAAATCATCATTTCCCATTTAACTACCTTAACCTTTCTTCAACAGACATCTACCGTCTGGTACTTTTTCATACTGCACTGCATGCCCTTTATGTACTGGTCCAGTACAACCGCATTCATAACCTTTACGTCGTTCAGCACATATCGGGCACTCTGCGCAGGTCTTGGGTCGTTTATCTACTACCGCTGATAATATTTTCATAGCGCTCCGACCTCCTCGAATGTCTTAAATATCTTTGGTGACTGGATTGCAAACCAATCAACCATTTCCTCATTCTTACTCCATGCACGATTGAAACTTACCGCACTCTCTTGCAACCCACTCTCGTTCAAATAAGCATGCACTATCTCATGCCGCAATGTATACTTTTGTGCTTTTAGCACTCTTTCTTCAGATTCTTTCTCCCACCCTGGATATGTTTTCATGTTACATACAGCGATATCATTATCTATAGAATCGCAATAACCATCTACACTGTTTTTCTGCATATACTCGTCATCCTGATAGTTAACATATCTAATAGTGTAGTCTGTACCAAGAATATTTGCCTTCATAGCACACCCCCCTACAGCGTATCACAGAACTTAAGAAACGCTTTTTGTTTCTGTCTGCTGTGATGCCACTTTCTGTTCTGCCACATCCACTGCAGCATTTTAAATGTTTTCATACGCCCTCCTTTCCGTTGCAACGCATAACAAAAGCACCTAATAATCTAGGTGCCTGTTTACGGGTATAAAAATACCACCTACCGTTATGATAGATGGTATTACGATTCCTTTATAACTTTTTCAATCTGATCTACTGTTATAGCGATCGTATCCCAATCAACTGGTGAGCTCCCAACATCAGCAAGAAATTCAGTCTCACTAAACTTTTCAACAATAGAAGCTTCCCTTCCGTTCTTTAATAAAACAGAATCATACTGCTTAACTTGCATTCTTAATTCACCTCTTTTATATATGCTGTAGTCATACTAATGGTTCCATCAGGCTTGTTAATCCAGCCAACAATAACGTTTGCAGGAGTATCTTTTTTACCATAAAGAATCATTTTTTGTTCATAGATATCGCCATACTGAATCTTGTCTTTAAATACTGCAGGGTATTTATTAGCTTTACCTTGAATCTCATTCTGTAATTCAGTCCAATTACTTATATTGTAACCCAATCTGCTGTTAAATGCATCGCCTTTGGGCTTGCCTTTTAGATTAGTTTCGCTAAATAAGTACTTTGTAAATTTTTCGTCCGGCAAAATCGCACTATCTGCATTTGGTAGTGCTAATTCTGGGTTATCAATAAGGTTCTTTCTCCTAGAGTAATCCAATTTCACCAAACCAAACTTTTCATTGTCATTATACTTCAAATTTTGGAAATCATCAAGACTACTAGGCGCAAATTTTCCTAACGTATCCTTGTAGTTTTGGTATTGCTTTTCATCAGCAGCCTTATTCTTGTGTTTCTTCTCTGCAAGAAGCGCATCCGGATCACTCACTATATACTTATCATACCACTCCTGATAAGTCATATCTGCAGGTATTTGATATGTCTTACCGGTAACAGAGTCTCTCGCTACTCTTGTTGTATCTTCCGTGAACTCGTCATCAAAGAACGGACACGTGCAGGTTCTACAACGGCAATGGAATGGTGGGGCAGTCACATTGACCTGGTAATCTTTTAAATCGATTCCTACATTATGGTATTTCTTATCAATATCACGGCATATTTGACTAGTCTTAATATCCATAGTTACGATGATTTCATACTTCTCTACGTCCAAGTCATTAAAGCATTGCTTCTGAGCCATAGAGTGTATAGCTGCAGTTTCGGTCATTATTAAATTACCGGCTTTACTTTTACTGACATCCATCTTTTTAGCAAGTGCAGAAATTGTCATGCCTGGATCAGAAACCCTTACTAATTGCTGTGTAAGTTCGGTATGTAACTCTCGTACAAGCTTTTCTTTGTTTTGCCATATCCGGCTGCTAAAGTCCTGTCCATCTGCAGCCCATGGGTTACGTAGGAAGCCTCTTATCAAATTATCATCCAGCATATGAAGGTTCTTTCCTACTCCGGTACCTTTTGCAATCTCGTAAGCTGACTTGTAGTAGGAAGATTTATAGGTCTTATTAAGCAAATCAGAAGTTCCGCCCTCATACTCGATAAACAATCTCTCAATTAGCTGTTGCAACTGAATCTTAATCGTTTCCAATCTGGTGATGTGGACTCTGGCCGATGCGTTCTCAAGCTCTTTCATCCACTTCTGATCAAGAGCATTTTCCTTACCGTACTTGATGTATTCCTCTACTGTCCACCGAAACTCTTTCAGCTCTTTCCGGCTAAGATATCTCTTTGCCATGGAATAGCTAATCTCATTATTCTCAGCAACACGATAATACCAGGACGCAATTTCCATCTCGATTTCATTCGATGCTCTCCTAAACTGCTTAGCCAGATCATCATAATAAGCTTTACTAGTTCGATAAGCATCATCCTCTAACTTCTCAAAGCGCTTCTTCCAATATTCCTTACTCTTCGCCATCGGTTATATCACCGCCTTGCTGCTTGGCGTAATCATCCTCTATTGCTGTCTGCTCTTTGGCAAGCTGCTTTATTTCTTCGTCAGCATCTTCAACCCATGGATGGTTCTTAACAATCGTAACCTGAGATATAACTCCCTGGCTGTTTTTACAATCCGTAATAGCGTCTGATTCATTAATGGCGATATCCCTGTTAAATGTAATCTCTACCTCCCGGCTAGATACTGGTTGCTTAGTCACTTCAAGATACTTATTCACAAAATACATGAGCTGTTCAAATCCCCACTTGAACCAATCCTCTAGTGAGTTACATTTTAGATCTAAACCGGAGTAAATAAACTTTAGAGCGATACCGGATGGTGAGTTACCCAGCTTATCGCTGTTCTTATCAACACCTTGGCCAAAATCAAAGATATCTTTTTTCAGTTGCTCATAGTGAGATTTTGCCGCATCGATATTAATTTCAGTTTGTATCGGCTCAACCCCACCATCTTCACCATCTACCTTGACTGCTCTGTAGTAAGATAGATCATGCATGAACTCTGCAAGATTTGTACCATCGTAACCATTAAGTGCAAATATTACACTTCGGATTTCTGCAAGCGTATTAGAGACATCTGATCTAGTTAAGTCATAGTTGTCAATTAAAGACTTTACAAACTTTAGATCTGGCATTTCAAAATCGTTATTCTTGAAGGGAACAAACGGTACCTTCCCCCAGGATTCATATTTATCATCGACTTTAAAATGACCTAACTCGTTAGGCTGGTTATCATCAACATCAAGATACATTTCAGCATCAATCATCAGCTGATTTTCGTCCTTTTCGTAGTAAGTAACCCCCTCAGGAGTATAGTATTCAACCTTACTCTTTACTTTCTTTTCTTTGCCCTCGTATACTTCGACGTCATACACTCTGATTAGGCACTCTAACTCCTCATGATCATTATCAGTCCACTCAGGAATACACTGCTCCGCTGGTATCATTAGCGTTTTAAATTCACCGTCACTGCTTATATACACATACAGCCACCCTGTACCCTTATTGCTTGCTTCTGTGCCTAGCTTAGCAATTCGCTTTTGAAACCTTTTACCTAATACATTCTTAACATTTTCTAGATAGGCTTTATCCTCGCATGTCATTGTGTAAGGTTTGGTAAGCAAGTAATTCACCTTATCATCAACTAAGTTATGCATAAATCCATGAGAAAGCTTTTCATTGACCTTTGTCTCATCAACTACTGGTCTCGCCGATTCATCATATCTAAAGATTTGACGTTTATTTATATCATTCTCAACCAAATAGTAACGCTCGCCTTCATCCATCAACTTACGTTTCTTAGACGCAAGGAATTCGTTGACCTCAATCAGAATCCACTCTTCTCGTGTTAATCTATTAATGCTGTTATTAAACTCCATTCGTTCCTCCTTACTTCAAAATGCTGATACCGCCATTCCTGAAAAGAATCGTATAACAAAAATATCTGAGAGCATCCATTGCATGATCGTGCTGCTTGATCGGTTTATCCTCACCGCGCTCACATGCTTTCGCATCCCAGATATAAGAGTTGAACTCTTTAATTGTATTTGTACAGCTCTCGTGTATTGCAATCTTCTCTTGATTTAGCATACTTCCAACATATCGTATACCATCAATTACATCATTACGAGCTTTCTTCACTTCATATCTGCGCTTCCTAAGCTCAGCTATAAAAGAAGCCGCTGCAGGGTCAACAATAATCTTACGTGGTCTTATTCCATTCAGCCACTTTTCTAGATCATCTGCGTACTCACCATCTGTTTTCTGCTCCGACTCATCGCGTCCAGAATAGTAATATTCACGTATTGCAATCCACTTACCTGTCCTATCTTTGCACCAAAGAAGGAATACCGTTGCATTTTGTGTACCGTAGTCACAACTAACATAATAAGTGTCTGTGATAAGGTCTTTTAACTCTGTAGCTACATGCTTGACAGCATCGAACATATCATAGATAACACCCTCTGCAACGACCCACAGACCAAGGATGTAACGTTTAAAAAAGACACCGGTATACATTGACCGATATCTCTCTTTTATCTGCTCAGATAAACTCAAATTATCATTCATCGTAAAATGTAGATACAACAGATTCTTTTCATGTATCTTATCAATCCAGTTAACCTTGAACCAATGATACGGTCCATCTGGGTTACAGTTGAACCAAAATTTTGAACCCTCTACGGAGCATCGACCAGTAGCCTGATTAACAAAGCTCTCTGGCATAAGTGCAACCTCATCGAAGAAACATCCTGCAAGTGTGATACCTTGAATTAAATCCTGCGAGCGTTCATCCTTACCACCGAAGATGTAGAAGTAATTATCTACGCCATTTCTGCTTACAATGAAGAGGTTGTCGGCTCTATGTTCAACTACTCTGTACCCTCTTGATTTCAATATCAATTTGAGCCAAAATAGAACGTTACGTCTAAAAGAACCAATTGTCTTACCGCACATTCCGAAGTTCTGGCCATCAAACTTTGACATAGCCCAAATTACGAATGATAGCGACATACTAACTGTCTTACCTGAACGGATAGCTCCATCTGCTATGATTCCATCTCTATCTTTTACCGGTGAATCATCACACCACCAGTTTAATACTTTTCTTTGCTTTTTAGAGAATGGTTTAAATTGAAATAGCTGCTTAATCTTCTTTTTAAGCTTCTTCATCCGACCAATCCTCCTTAGCCGATGCATTCAACGCATCAAGGAATCCGTCATCAGCTACCTCTTCATCGTCAGGATCTTCTACCTTAGCTTTCAACAACATGATACGCGCCTTTTGTTCTTCAGTAGCAAGCTCCCAATCCTTGTGAAGCATTTCATCATATTGCTTAATCATGCTTCTAAGCTCGCCCTGTGCTCTTGCCTGGGCTTTCATAAAGTTTGATTGCTTATCCCATGCTTGCTGTACTTCCCATTTCTCGCTACTACCAGAATCACTATAACCTTCGCCAATCTTTGTAGTGGTCACATCGTCTCTGTCCTTAACATAGGCAATCTGTTGCGCTCGTATAATGGCAGCATAAGCAATCTGTATTTGATGCCATAATAAGTCTAGTGGATTTGCTTGAGAGATTGCATCGAAGATCTCTTTTGTCTCCTCAGGAAGGTACTTAGCAAAGAACCCATACTTCTCTGCTTTCTTATTCCCAGGAGGTCCACCCCCTTCATTGCCTACAGCATTTTTATTACCTGGTTGACCACCTTTATTTCGTTTCGCAACGTTGCGTTTATCAGTTTGCAACGTTGCATTCCACTTATAACGATTCTTCCACGATCTCACCGTTCCTTCTGGAACATCTAATTGACTTGCAATCTCAATTAGTTTTAATCCTTTCTTGAAAAGCTCATGAGCCTTCTCAACTCTTTCATCTGGTGCTCTGGCCAATCAGGCTCACCTCCATTCGTGTGGTTTTGGGTATAAGAAAAGCACCCAACTAGTGAGTGCTATCTAATAAATGATTTTATGTTGATATATCAATTACCTTTTTTAATATGATTAAACAAGTGAATAATCTTATAAACATGAATATAGTTAAAAAAACTGATAGACTCCACAAAATAATTAATTCAATTCCAGCTAGCGTTAATATTAAAAGCAATATTGTATTAATTGTAATAAGATAACATGTTTGAATAAAGGATTTCAATAACTCTGAATATTTTCCATTATTTTTTAAAGCAACGATATATTTTGTCTCTTTAACAGTTAAAAGTATTGATACTGCTGTAATTAAAAAACCCAAAATTGTAGCTAGAATGCTAATTAATGTAGATGAATTGGCATCATAACGATTTAACATATAACATATTCCATAACTGTAGTAGCAATATAAATAAAATATGGAAAAAAAGACTATCGATATTAAAAAGTCAGATAATAACCTTGTATTATTTAATTTTTTCCACATATTATCAGCTCCTTTTATTAATGTTCCTCATCTTCTACAACATATTCTTTCACTTTACTATCATAATATTCTATCATTGAATTATATGCTTCTTCTTGCTTAATTGTTTTTGTTTTTTCTATAGGAATAAATGGATCGTTACATATAAATTGCTCTTCAAGTAAATTAATCTCTCCGCTTCCTGAACCATAAGCTAAAGAAAACTTATCAAAATCTTCTTTGTTATTTTTAAATAATTTGTTTACGAACTCTGCGCTTAAAAACGGAAAAATAAATCCCTTTTTCTTGGAACTCGTTCTTCTTCTCATTACAATTTCAACACTATCAATATCATCGTTCTTACAATTAAGTGAACTAAAAGCTGTGTCCTCTGCAGTAAGCATGGCAATAACAGCCGAATTAGTTTTAACCTTAATTTTAAGTAATGAAATTTCCCCGTTTTGTTTTATATTTTTCAATGTATCAGGATTAACTCTATTAGTCAAATAAGTTATTTGTGGTATACCAGCTTTACTATCTATGTACTTCGACAAGTCTGTTTTTCTACCACCAGCTGCATTATATTCTAAAGCCAATGTATTAGATTCTAGAAAAATTATACCGTGAGTTATTTCTGCAAGCTTCTTCTTACCTGTAATTACCTTATTAGCAAGTGGTTCTAACTTACCTGATTCTTCAATATATGGTAGTAATTTATCCTTACACAGCAACATCCTAAACTTTATATAATGATCGTCTAATTCATCAATTATTAAGTATGTATAATCGCCTCTTTCATTTTCTTGAACTAGATATTTATCAGTAAAATCTGTATCAGAATATTTTAAATGCTTTATTCTGCAAAAAATATCCTTAATACATTTTTTTAAATCAGGAACTTTTTCCACGCTACCAGCGATTTCTCTGCGTATATCAATTTCATAATAATAAAATTTTCTTTGTATTTCAGTTTTCTTTTTGCGCGGTGACATTGCATACCCTCTCCTCTTGGTTGTATTTACCAACATTATACATCAGATGTCGACAATGTCAATAATTACAGGAGATTTCAACCCTATTTTTGTTTTTATTATATCGAACACACATTCTATTATCAATGTATAATAAGTACTAATATTAAGCTACTTTTTTCTACACATAAAAAGACACCCGGAGGGGAGTCCGGATGCCTTTAAGGGGTAGAAAGCATAATACTGGGTATACACTTTCTAGCTTAATGATAGCATAAGATAAATACTGATGTAAATGGTTATATTCCAAAAAAAAAGGAACCTACTTCATTTAGCAGATCCCCTTTTACACATATAACTTTAAGGAGATTCATCATGGCAAATGTATCAAGTTCTCTTAAAGGCTTTGACACCTAGAAGAGATACCTAGGAATGTTTTCGTACATTTCTTGCATCGTAAACGCTCATATATCGCATAAGTTGCGCCAATATCCTTATCGTACAATTAGTAAGACGTCACTTCTTTTCGAGAAGAGTGGAAACAAGAAGTAAGAAGAAAATCACTCTATGGATACTCTTGGATTTGAACCAAGGACATCATAGCATAAGACTTATTGGCATTGCTTATGTATGCGATCTACCAGACTGATCTAAGTATCCAACACCACGTTTCTTATGTGCTGGTACGTGGCAACCAACTTGATGTTGAAACTGTGTTCAACTTTCCTCTTACAGATTATCATATTGGAAAAAACATTAAAAGAACATCTTTTTATCATGTTTTATTCAAGCCATTTCTAAGCCATCAACACCAAATATTCTAATACTGATCTCTTTTGTAACCTCATTGATCCATCGTCGGATAGTAACAGCACTTGTATCCAACTCTTCTGCCTCTGCTTCACATGTTACATTATTTATCAAGCAGTCATAGAAAGCTGTATACTTATATAACATTTCCTTTTGCTCATATTCCTCTTTAGTTAGTAGAAGAGCCTTATCAATGTGCGACACAACAATTAAGCTTTTCAGCTTACTTCTTCGAATACTTGCAATGTATACGTCATCCTCGTCGGAACAATCAAAAGGATGATCTTCTAGTTGACTTGCTTCGGATACAGCTTCCTCAATGCTACTCTTTATCTTCTCGTAATTCTTTAAAAGTAGCTTAGTGTTATGCAGTGCTTTTCGCTTTTTTTCTGTCTTCTGCTCTTTAGCATATTCCTTGATTGCTCTCTTCACTGCCTTATCAATTAACTCATCTGCTGTCTGTTGATTCATTCTATCCCTCCAGGGCACCAACGTGGTGTTCTCTTAATTGTAAAATCCTTGCTATGCCGTTCCGTCTTGCAGATTAATTTTCTTGGTGTACACTCCGTACTAACTACTTCGCAATAATACCTATTTGGTGATCCATTGCCTTTACAGAAACTGCAGTTACTACATGCCTTACATTTAATCTCTGTCACTCTACCGCCTCCTCCCGAAGCCACTTCTTTATGCACTCAATACATTCTTGTTTTTCTCCAGACTGTCCATCCGGACAAACAAGTTCGTCACTGTCGTTATATAATCCCTTGCATGCCTTGTCTATGTCATCATTTTCATACATCATCATTGCTAATGCATCAACTGTTAAACTCTCTAAATTACTCTTCCCAGGGTTAATGATATCGCAGACGAACTTCCCCATTTTACACTCTGCGCATATAAACTCAAGTTCTTCCTCTTTAACTTCTCTTGGAAACCGACATATGTTGTCACAGATGTGTTCCATCATTTCGGTTGCTATACTATTCAAGTCTTTCAAGATTCCCCTCCTAACTTTCGTAAATATTGTTTTTTATACTTAAAATTTCTCAATTCATGTACTTAATAGTTATAATTACTGAATTTTACGTAAATAATTGTTGTTATTGTCAATTTACATATATTGTCATTTAATGTAAACTTATAGTATATTAAGTAACTTTAAATTTTAAATCCGGATATTAGTTGCTTAGTATATTCTATTACCTAAAGTTGAGTTTTTATGAAAGGAGCCATACTATGAAAAAAATAATTAAACGTTTTATAGCTTTTGTGTTTGCTACTGCTTTACTTCTTGCACCGTTATCAGCTCCAATTACTACATATGCAGCCTCACAATCGTATCCAGTATTAACATATTTTTCTGAAACTTTAAAAGAATATACGTATCAACCATCACCATATGAGTTACAACCAGGCGAAACTATTACCCTATCTAATCTTACAGGTGGCGGTGGTTGGGATATTCCAGCTGGTAAGTCATTTCAATTTGCATATAACTTACAGTATACAAATAATATAAAAGTTACTGTTATCAGAACTTCACAGCCATCTGGAATAGTTTTTGAAAATACTACTAATGATTGGGGGACTGATTTTATTAATGTAGCTCCACAAACACAAGATTGTCGTTACTATGTAACAATACAATGTGTTGGTACTGAGCCAGCATTAGTAAAGAACTATTTTGGATATTACTATTAAATATTGTTACGGGCTCTTCGGAGCCCGCTTAACTTAAATTTAGTTCATCTAACCTAAGTAATAGCCTTTTTCTTTAACCGATTTATATTCATCATCTGTTAAAAACAGTTCTTGTTGTGTTTCTTTTTTCCCATAGCAGTCTGTGTCAGCGGTTAAAACGTGAAGTCCCGTATATTCTGATGCAAACTGTTCTGTAATATTACTAACATAAATTTCTACTAAATTCATGTTCATACCTCTCTAATTTTCAGTTTAGCTCAGTAAGAAGAAACTGTTTCTTCTCTAATTTTTGATAGAGTGTTTCTCCTTGCTGATCTACAATGTATGGCATGAATATTTCTTCCATCTTGACCATTTCTATATCTAGTAATGCCATTTGTGATTCCACCCAATCCTTTAGGATTCTCCATGCTACTCGCTCTGCCTGCTCTCTTGTATCTTTTACATTCTTGGAACCGTTACGTTTCTCCTTCTTCAACACAGTAAGACATTCATTAACCTTAACTGGTAGCTTGATTGGTACCTGGCTATATCCTGTATCTATTAAAAAAGATAATCCAATGATGCTATCCCCTTGAAACTCTTTCATGATGGATTTTGCCTTATGTTTCATTAAGATATACTCAATTTCTGATACGGTCTTAAATGCATCTATCTGTGTGGTATAATTCAAAATTGCCATAATTCATACTCCCTTCTTAATCGTTTAAATCTTAATTTTCCGCACAAAAAAACTACCAATACGAATATTGATAGTTGGTTATCCATTGATTAATGCTATTTGTTTTTTAACTTATGAGCAGTAATTATTGTATAACTATAAGCATTTACTGTAATCACGCAATCATCCACGTTTATATACCAGTTTTTACCGTTCTTTGATATATCACTATTGGGTTCTTTAATTTTTTCTCTACACCAATTAACGACATCGTCCGTATCTAAACGAAGGTTTTTTCTTATTCGTTCCCCTCCTAGCACTGTTGTGTGTAACTTGTCTAAGTTTAATATTAGCTCATTATTTTCATTCATTTTTGTCAACCTTTCATATTCATATTCATATTGTACATATTTATAAGAATACGACAAATACTTCCAACTATCAATATTCAATTGTCAATGTGCTACGTCTTCCTCGCCTATATCGTACTTCTTACCTTGTCCAGATTTTCACTCCCATAAAGCGCATACACCTTGCCACGTACCGCCTTGGAAGATTTCCCTATCCTTTCAGACATCAATTCATATCCGTAACCGGATACTATTAGCTCCATTAAGATTTTCTTTTCTTCATCCGTCCACTTGATATGATTGTCAGCTTTTACAGGCCTCTCTTTGATACCTAAATCGCATATCCTTCTTTGGATAGCTCCATTTGTTCGACGCAGGATCTTTGATAAATCGTCATATCCATACTTAAATTGCTTTAAAAGACGCTTAAGCTTCTCATCCTCTTGCTTAGTCCAAGGTGTAGTAATATATTTTTCAGCTCTTTCAAAGTCATGCTTCCTTTTTTCTTCTGCCCAGGATGGCTCCTTGCCAATCGCATTCCTTTCAAACTTTGTAAAATCCAATAAATCCTTATTTCCTTCAACCCATTTCCAAAACTCATCAATATAAACTACCTTAAATGTGTTATTACCAACTCTTTTTCTATGGATTGGGAATTTCCTGTTATCCACCCATGAAATCATTTTATAACCACCCGAGTCGTGACCTATTGCGATAAGAAATTGATTCCATGTAACATAATCACCATTTTCAAGAAACGCACCTAAGCCTAACTTATTTTTCATTACATCAATTGCGTTTAATGATCGCTCTAAATTTTTAGCTATTGTTTTCTTGGATAACGCTCCCCAGTTATCCTGGAGATACTGCTTTTCTTCTTCCGTCCAGCTTCTGAATTGTCTCATACTGAAAGGAGCCGCTGCAGCTTTATCCGGATAGCTCCGCCCCCTTTCTTGTTTTTTACCTACCTTTGAACGGATCCTTCTTTACTGGTTTATCCAATCCATGCTTCTTTACAAAAGCATACATAACCTTGGTGTCCACTCGAAACTCATCAGATAACTGATGCATGTTAAATGGTCCATTTGTATACAAAGCCTTAATGGTGGAGATATCTGACTCATTCGGATGTACCTCTTTAGGATTCTGGCCAACAGAGATGTTGTTCTTTTCGATGAACTTTCTTACCATACCATCGCCTTTGTATCCATAGAATTTAGCAATAGCACTCATAGTTTCACCGGCTTTTAACATATCCGTTATCTCATCAACTTTCATCTTGCTTTCTTTTGTATTCTTTTTAGGATCCTCGATTACATCTTGTTTCGCTACATACCTAGGAGGTTTATCCGTCTTGGAACTTCCAACCATCTCTTGTACTGCAGTTTCAAACTCAATATTTATTGTAGCCGGCTTACGCTTGATACCAAGAATCTCATCAAGCTTCGTTGCCCTATCATTACGTACACCCTGCAACTCATGCATCACTTTGGTGAATAACTCGGCCAGTATCGGTTCAGGAAGAAGATCTGACACCTTCGTAGTACTTCCTTTCCCTTCGACTTCTGTATATAGACAAATGGTTGTGCATCCAACAACTTTTTCCAATCTTGATTCTACATCTTCCAAATCTTTAACTAACTTGTTAACCTCTCTGGTCTTGTTATCCCATAGCTCCTGGTACTCTCTTAATTCCATGCTTAATTCTCCTTATCCAAATTTATAAATACACCTGCTTCTTCCGCTTTTCTGCAGTACTCTTTAATCAACATTGGGCTCTCACAGCACTTGTTTACGTGTTCTGCAAATAACTCATTAAACTTTTCAATCTGATAGTTACTAAAGTAGAAATCATCCTGCAGAATCGCGATTGATATTGCAATAGCCGTCATAGTAGAATGAAACTTCATCTTTTCAGTGGCTGCCTGTATATCCTTTCGAGATATATTTAAACTGCATCCGGATACATTTCGAAATTCAATAGTCTTTTTCAATTCCTCAATCCCGTCTTTCTCAACAATACGAAGCGCCAAATCCAGTCCCTGATTAACTCCTTGGATTATATCATTCTGTTTTCCCATCCTGACCTTACCTCCTGCTTCATACATCTGTTATGAATAAAGTTATCTCTACCGCTACGTGCCTTAACATACACGAATAGACTTTGTGATATATCTTCACTTGTAAACTCCTTACCACAGATATGGCAGATTTTATTTTCTGCTTGTTTCTGCCTGGCTGTTAAAGTAGCTCCACTTCTCTTGGCCATTATTTATCCTCCTGTGCTTTACAACCCTTAAAAAGTAATAACCCCTCATATATATTGCTTCTATCAATCAAAATTCTAAGTACTGCAGTAACTAACAGAGCAGACACCTCGCAGTTTTCATAGTTCTGTCCAATCGTCTCACACGCTAAATTTATTTCATCCTCATATTCTGCACAGTCAAGATCCTTATACTTAAGAAATAAGTTATATGTGTCAGACCAGATGTTTGCAATTTCTTCATCTGAAGGTTTGTAATATGTCATGCTATTCATCAGATTCACCTTTCTCCTAGTAACCACCGTAACCCATTTATTGAATAACGGTTAATACTGGGTTACCTATTCAAAGCATTGATTTTACTGTGTTTCTTAACTTCGGTAACCCGGTAACCCATATTTTCATATCTTCAAGCAACTATGTTAGTGTGTATGTATTTGATAGGACACACACCGAAGATATATATAAGGTCTAATTTTACGGGTTACTGGGTTACCGCTTATCCTTAAATGGGATTTCTATCTGCTCATTAATCTCGTGAAAGTCAGTATCTTCAACGGTTTCCGCATCTTCGATGCTCTCGACAGTATCCATTTTCAAGAATACGCACCGGGTTACCTTACCCTGTATCTTTTTACTTTTAGTAACCCGTTCCCTGTCTTTTTCATTAGAGGATTGAAGTAACCCGTTCCTTTGAGCCCATGCAAGAAATCCTTTCGCCGAAAAGTTTCCTCGATCAGCCATACTATTAAATACGTTATTGTTAATAATCGCATACCCATTGTCAATACACCCCCATACATCTCCACGATAAGTTCCCGTGAATCTGTCTGGAACAAAGTTATTAATGTGCATTTGAATGTCAGACATAATAAAGTCATATGCCCTTTCTTCCTCGGATATATCTCCTTTGCTCTTTAACATCTCATAGCACTTATCAAAGTCAAGATATTGGCCATCTTCAAAAATCTGCTCTGTAGCGATCTTATCTGCAGTAAGAAGAATACTCATCGGTATAATCTGTTTTTCTTCTTTCTCCTCGCCCATTTCAAATTGCTTTGCATAAATTCGGTCAAGGAACTCTCTCTGAATAGACTTAAGTTCCTCTAATGACATACTGGAGATAATGTTTATAAACTCTTCACCTGCATATCCATAATGCTCTTTGATGATATCCACTACTTCAGCACCGCTTTCAAATATATTGCCTTCTTCCGATTCCACTTCAATGATTCTATTGATAGCTCCGCCATTCATTGTTTCTGATACTAGGGAACGCTCTGAATTGGTAAGGACAATATTCTTCCAATAACGTTGACGCTGTAAGCCAATGCTCGTATTCGAACGTTCCTTACCACCTCCTGAGCAGAGATTGTAAACAAACTCCCCAAAGTCATCCTTAACCTTTTTTTGTATCTGTGACAAGTCATCAATAGCTAGTGGAAGATGATTTAAGAAATCTAGTCTAACTTCTAATGCAATCTCATTCGCTTTTGCACGGATGAAATACTTTCCTTCCGTTGGATCTGCCCATACACTTGTCGCTACCATAAGAGCTACTGTTTTACCTTTACCTGTCTTACCATATGTTGATATGATAAATGGAAGTGCATTAAATTTATGTAGCAATGGACTGGCAAATGCTCCGGCCAGATACATCTTTGCTTCAATTCTTCCGGATGCTCTAATCTTTCTCATCAAGTCTAGCCATTTTGTATAGGAACCGTGACTAGTTACACTTTTGAATGCTCCTGAAAGAGCATCGTCATTATCAAATACCACTGTGGAATCATATGGAATGAAAGATTTATCTAACCATCCAAGTTTAGAAGTAGACTTCTGTTCAGGAATAAGCTTTTCATTCATACTCTCCATATCTGCAAGATATTGAACAAGAGCCCTGGCATTTTCCGAAGTGACACGCACACCGTACTTCGATAGATTTACTATTCGGTTATTAGAAGAGATAACTTCTTTGTCAACGATAACCTCTTTCCAACGACCTCTGATTTTAAATGCGAGTACAGACTTTAAATATCCTGTCTCTGCATTGACAAGCATACGAACTGGAATTATCGGATGTGTACACGCTGTTTTCTCACCAAAGTTTGTAAGGATTGAGATTCCATCATCATTAGCTATCCACCCACCGCAATACATCTGCGGATAATCATCTCCAAAGTCTGTATAACTACCTCCAGTTTGTTGATTGTAGGATTGCCTAGCTCTTTTAAAAGCTTTTAACATACGGTCAAAATTCTGTTTCACACCAAAACTCTTGGCCATATCAGAAAGTGTGCAAATCATAGCTGCCTGCTGAATCGGATCCTGTTCATCGTATATCTCGGTAAAAATGTCTTCTTCCAAAATTGCTTTTCCATCCAGCGACTTATAATCTATCATCTACTCACCTCACTAATCATTTGATCTAATTTGTATTCTTCGTAAACCACTCTATTTTGGCATTCACACCAAAGATCACTGTAAGGAGTCTCAGAATCAATAATATCTTTAAGCGCTAACACTATGGCTCTTTGTTCCATAAACATCTTTGTCTGATGAGTGACGACTTGTTTTGCCTGCAGTCTTTTTCTCTTTGCACTTGCTGCAGCAACATATGACTTCCAAGAAGGCTTATCATTTCCACCTAGCAAATCAAATGCCGTATTAAAGTCGCAACCTGTCAACTGCATAACTACATCAAATACATTCCAGTTCCGGCCACAGACAAAACATTGAACACCATCTTTAAATACTTTCATAGAAGGATTTTTCTCATGATGAAACATGCAGCGACACATCCTTCTTTTGACCACAACACCATACTCCTCTAAAACTTGAAACATGTTTTTTGTGGTTATGATTTCTTCCTTACGCTCCTTCTTTTCTTTAAGTGTCATAACATCCACCCAGGATCTCTAAAATCCTTTTTCCTGTATCCTTTTTATCACAAAAAAGAAATTCACATCCATACTTGTCCTGTAATGTATTTAGTATCTTATATAAAACATCGCCCTTCATTGCCTTAACATCTATATCAGTCCATTTACCATCAATGCGAACTCTCTTTTTAGCTCTTGGATTTACCCAAAACACTAAATCCTGAAGGCTGTTAATTCCATTACCATGCTCACATAATATGACTAACTTTATTCCATTCTCCTGGGCTCTAATCAGCTCATTTCTGAATCTTGTATGATCCTGGGTTACGTTGTTACATATCTCGCTTATATTTTGTTTCCTGTCGATTATGAGCCGGGGATTATCCAAACTCATATAATCCCCAGTCCACAATTTTGAGATGTAATACTTGACTCCTTCTGAATCAAATGTTGCTAATATCTTTTTGATAGCTCTCGCCTTTTCCCTTGAATCTACCTGTATAGTCAAGTAATCACGCTCCTAACAACTAATTAAATGGTAGTTCTTCATCAAGACCTTCTGGAATATTCATAAATCCATCACCAACAGCTTCACTTGGGGTAGGTCTTGCTGATTGCTGATAATCACCGGAACCCTTGCTCTCAGCAAACTCCATTTCATCAACAACAATTTTAGTAGAATATACTTTCTGGCCTTCTTTGTTCGTATAGTTCTCATTCTGTACAGATCCCCATATTGCAAATTTTGTTCCCTTAACTGCATATTTTTCTACAAACTCAGCTGTCTTTTTAAAAGCGATGCATCTAAAAAAATCAACATTAGGTTCACCATCTCTTTGAAATCTTCTATTTACTGCAATATCAAAATTTGCTACAACATTACCCGTTTCTTGTCCATATCTAATCTCAGGATCTCTTATTAATCTCCCAATCATAATAACTTTATTCATTAGGCACCTGCTTTCTTATCTCTTAAAGGTTTCAATCTATTGATTGCATCCTCAATATTTTCCTCTGTAAGCTTATCTATTGAATCCACTTTATAAAACATCAGCATACTCTTAGGATTTGTACCAGTACGTGCAAGTTCTGCATTTAACTCAGCCATTTTGATGGCATCTACTTCTGTAGCTTTCACTTCACTTGATTTCTTATCAGCAGGTGATTCTTTTGGTTTATCAGCTTTTTCTTTACTACTCTTTGCAGCCTGCTTAGGGACATCCTTTCCATTTGGATTTACTTCATGAGTCTCGCCATCCGGATCCTTCATTTCCTCTGTTGGGATGCAGAATACTTGAAAGCAAGCATATTTAAAAGCCACAGACATTGCTTTGTTGGTCGCTTTGTCACCGGGGTCCATTGCTTCCCCTATCACAGTAGCTTGAACACTGGACCCGTCCTCTGCATAGAAGGTATATCTAATTTTACAGATTGAATAAAGTAATGTTCCACCTTGTCTGGATGCTCGTTCCTCTCTGATCTGTTCCAAAACTTCCGGAACCACAAACACTCCATTTTTCTCCATAGCAGGTTCTAACGCATTCATTACATCATCAATTCCTCGGTACATAAATCCATTCCCTTGGGTATTGCGTTTGTTCTTTCCAATAGCTCCTATTTCCCTCATAACGCTATTAATTGCTTTATAGATTAATCCTTCCATCTAATACCTCCTATAGCTTTGCAAACTGCACACCAATTTCGAAAAGAATCTTCTCAACTTGCTTATGCTGTCCTTCAGTTCCTTTAATCATATATCTAACAGTAGTTACAGGACTGACAGGCTTGCACTTAACTTCAAATGCATTTTCCTCTTGCTTCTCTTTCACAACAGGAAATGGTACTTCATCAGCTATGTGAAAAGGTGCTTCAGAAATATTTGTTTCCTCTTCAATAGAGAAAGGAGACTCTTCTATCTCGACTACTCTTTGAGATTCCTCGCGACTTTTAATTTCTTCCTGTTGTCTACGAACTTCCTCTTGAGCCTTTGCTCTTTCCTCTGCTCGGATACGCTCAATCTCTGCCTGACGTTCTCGCTCTGCAGCAAGTTCTCGTTCTCTTTGTTCCCTAGCAAGACGTTCCTGCTCTTCACGAGCCTTGCGTTCTTCTTCACGCTTTCTTCTCTCTTCTTCCTCACGTCTGCGACGCTCTTCAGCTTCGAGAATAGCTTTCTTTTGCGCTTCGTAATCGTTGATAATCTTAAGAGCATCAGCAAGTCGCTTAGTAGTCTTATATGTAGCCATTGCCTTTTCTTCGACTTCGCTCTTCATAGCCTCAATTGCTTCTAAGTCTGCAATACGATTTTCAACAGCAGTATCAATATCGTTCTTGATAGACTTAAAAGACGTATTAACGTTGAGCCAAGAATCCTTAAAGACTTCATCAAATTCCAAAGTCTCCGATTGTCCACCCATCTTCTGCAGATAATAGTCGTAAGCTTTTTGCTTCTTAACAGCCTTTTGCTTTTCATCATACTCTTTAACCTGCTTATTGATTAATTCAATAGGCTCATTAATAATCTCGATAAGTTCCTTGGCTTTCTTTTCAAATTCAACATATGGAATCATTAAGCTATTCTTTACTTCTTTACGCTTATCATCGATGGCTTTTGCCATATTTCGGAGTGTCGTTACATCTTTCTTACGTTCTGCTAGTACTTCCTCCGTTACTTCCATAGATTTATAAATTTCCATCTGTTCAGAGAGCCCCTGTTTGATTTCATTAAAATTGAAAGAGATCTCTGCAGGTTTCTGCGTTACTATTACTTGTAGTTCATTCATTACCACTCGTCCTCCTCATCGTTGTGTTCCCTTTTAACGCACTTCTTAGCAGGGTAAGGAGGCTTTTTTTCAACATTATCTTCCACAACCTTAAAATCGAAAGAGATGGCTCTGATTTCCTCAGAAAGGCTTCCTATCTTTTTATCAATCTGTTGGATTATGAGTGAAACAATCATGTCATTCACGGAATCGCTTTCACACACATCTTTGAGGTTGACTTGTCTTCCATATCTATCATTAATTACAATTTTAGTTCCCGTCTTAATACCTTCTAAAAGCTGAATTTCGCGAGCTTTACAATCGGCATCATTAGCAATGCTTGATACCATATCCGAATATTTACTCATTAGATTCACCTTCTCCCTCAACAACTCGACTCGCCCACATATCAGCAAAGTGGATTAATATTTGCAGAGGAGTCTCATTACCATTAAGACTGCGACCTAATCCAGCATACAATCCATTGTGATAAAGGATAGCAAATTGCTCCTCTTCAGTAAGTTGAATAAATCTGCTAGCCTCAACTACAGATACAACTTCATGGTCAACCTTTAACAAATCGGTACTCTGAGCATAAGGCTTTGCATCTGAACGCTTACCACTCTTTAAGATGTTATCTACATATAAAGGCTTATCAAACTGACCAATCTTACCAAGATCATGAAGCAATGCAGAAATGATTATAGAATCACCAAACTTACACACATCATCAAATCCCATGATAGATATTGATGTATCATTCGCAATGTTATAAACATTCAAGCTATGTTCTGCTAACCCACCTTCCTTGGCCAGATGATTTCCTCCACTACATGGAGCTGAGAAAAATCCATTCTTGTCCATATGATTAATCAAGTTACTCATACCTTCTCTACCAGTACTTAAAAGAAGATTAATTATCTTGTCTTTTACTTCTTCCTTACTAAAATCATTTTTATATCCCATTCGGATATACCTCCTTATCATGTTTTCCGTAGTCATTTGGAACGACTACAAATCCTAATCTACTTTCATCGCACTCACATTTTTCTCCATGGTCCAAGTTGGCTCCACAATGTGGGCATGTCCAATAATCTTTCATAGGCTTACATCTCATCTGTGAACTGCATTATGCAAGTGGTGCATAATGTGACACCATTCAAAGTAACTAAGCGATTACCGTTACCAAGCTTCTGACCACAAACCTTACATTTACATTCGTTCTGATACTTTTTAAGTACTATATTGTTACCATCAACATAAATCTCCATTGGGTCTCCTTCTTTGATTTCCATAGTCTTTCTCATTTCTTTAGGGAGAACGATTCTTCCTAACTCATCAACTCTTCTAACAATCCCTGTATTCTTCATTTACAGATCCTTTCTGCCATGGTATAATGGCTATAGAATATTTTGTTTGTACGCTAAGCTTGGACGGCCATCCAGCTTGGCGTTTTTCATTTATTAACAGCTCTCGTGTTAATCTTTACATTTCTTCTCATCTTAAAATTGCATCTTGGGCAAGTATAATTATCCTTTGCATACTCTACCTTTGCAGATACATTCCACGGTATACCACAATGCCTACACCAAAAATATGTAGCCAAGCCATTACCTCCCTTCTTTGATAATGTTTATGACTTGTCCATCATTAATGATGGTAACTAGCCCTTTGAGTTCATAGCATATTAAACATTCCTCAATTGTTGGTATGATACCTTTTTCCATTGCTGCTCCTCCTATTCTTCATCTGCGCTATACTGGATTTCATCGTAAGCATAGCGAATCATTTTATCTGCAACATTTCTAATGCTACGCCCTGTCTCGTCAGCAACCTCTTGGAGCTTGTCATAGACTTCTTCACTCACTTTAATAACCATCAGTCCTTTATTAGCCTTCTGAACTCTTTGTTTTCTTTGCATAATTAATGGCATGTTCTCACCACCTTCCATTGTTGTAATAATTTGTCGTTTCTCCTATAATGTAAGTACCAGGCGTTACAGCGCCGAGTACGTATGAAAGGAGAAAATACTTATGAGTAATGACATTAGTTTTTCAACATTTCCAAGCTCTAAAACGCAGGCATTAACTATGCTCTATCTGCAAAAAGCTGACATATCTGATTTGACTCCCTCACAACTGGCCAAAAAATATGATGAAGTTTATGAAGAAATATCCTCTCATTACAAACAAGTTGGCAATGCTAAAAGAGAAGCCTTTTACGGCAGATAATCTATTAGAGTAATAATTTCAGTTATTGCATGTGTGATGGCTGGTAATTCTTCATCAGTACATCCAATTGATCTCTCCGCTAATAGTTCCAGCTGTTGGCGGAGAATTTCATTAACGCTCATCTCGCTTAAATTCTTGTTTTTCTCCATCCTCTTCCACCTCCTCTCAGCTTGTCCTTCCTTGACTGCCTAAGCAGTTTTATCATCGTTTCCTTCTTGCTTTTTATCACTTGCAAAAACTAACTCTGTAATCTCATATCCTTCTTGCTCGCAATACAACTCTATGAGAAGTCTTATTGCCTTCTTAGCATCAGGTTTTCCTATAAATGTAAAGGTCGGTTCTTTCTTTGCTTTACTCATGTTGCACCTCCATATATGTTTTACGTTATTATATTTCAAATTTCACATAATTAACGACTTTTCCTCATCACTAAGCTTAATTGCATTACATAGCTTTCTGAGTTCACCTAGTGTGAATGTCTCAGGACGTTTCTTTTTATTTTGAAATGTCCTCTTTGTACATCTAAGCTTCATAGCAATCTGTTCATCACTTAGATTGAACAACTCCATGTTTTTTGCTATGTACGCTCTTGTAAGTCTGTCTTTATTCACCGATTCATCAGCTTTCAGCTTTGGCACGTCTCCCTCACCCCTTTACATTGGCTTTCCAATTATAACTGCTGCCTATTGACATATGTTTTCTACCTTGTTACAATAAACAGAACATATGTTCCTATGCTGCGAATTCTACCCTGGAAAACAAATAGTCATAATCATATTCAGGAAAGAATACTTTTCTAATCTTTGCCGCTTCATCAAAATAGAACCCACAAGCAACAATTCCGTTGAGTTTATCACTTATTGTTGCTTGTCTACATTCTAATAGATTGGAAATTTGTATTGCTGTAATACCCTTGGCTTTCATTACTGTTAAAAGATTTTTATACATGCATTGTTCCTCCTTTCAAAATACTTAAATCCGTATCGGATGATTCGATTATATACCGTGTACCGAATATAGTCAACGATAAAAATACCGAATAACGAATTATTACGTTTATCCGTATTTTCAGTATTTACAAAATATGTTTTTCAGTATATAATGTGAAATATATTGGAAACGAGGTGCGCTATGGAAAAAGCTAAGATTCTTGAAAGATTAATTAAAGAGCAAGGATATAACCTAAAATCCTTTGCTGAAAAATGTGGTATACCATATACCACTTTGTACGGTATTATTAAAAACGGCGTGGGTAGAGCTACTATGGATAACATTATGACAATATGCAGATACCTTGGGATTAAGGTTGAGGATCTAGAAAGAATGGCTGAAGGTAAAGCAGAAGAAACCCAGCCATCATACAGCGACTTAATCACTGTTTACACAAGAAGTAAAAAGAACCTATCGCAAGAAGAAAAGATGAGATTAGCTAGAATAATACTAGAGGATGATGAAGATTGACAAACAACGAGATAATAGCAGGCACCTTATCCGTGTTTAAAGAATGTAGCATTAATAATTTTCCAATAGACTGCTGGGACATTATTAATCAGTACGGATATAAGGTTAAAAGATACTCTGAGCTTAAGCCTAAAAAACAAGAAGCTTGCATGGGTTTAAGTGATGACGCAAACATCATAGGTGACACAGTATATTATAATGAATCTAAAAGTACAAATAGGATAAGATTCTCATTAATGCATGAATTGGGTCATGTTATATTAAAATCTGACAATGAATCTGAATGTGATAAGTTTGCCAGTCATATTATCGCACCACGTATCGCTATACATTATTCAAAATGCAAGAACGCAATTGATGTTACAAAAATATTCATATTATCTGACCAGGCATCAAGAATAGCCTTTGATGATTATAGACGGTGGCGTCGCATTATATCAATCTACGGTATGTCCGCTATAGACAAGCAAATGTATGAACATTTTTATAACGAAGATGCTCAAAAATTTGTCTGGACCTTTGACCGATGTGATTTCTGTTACACAAATGATACATATAACGGCGATGTGCTATGTGATTCCTGTAAACTCTACGAAATAAGAAAGAACATTCATACTAGAAGAACTGATTACCAAGAACATGATCTTGATATTGCTAGAAGCAGATGGCTTTATGGTAATCTGTAAAACAAAAAAACAGCCCCAGTGCTTCAACACCGGGACTGCTCACATAGATACTATTCGGTTAGACCGATATAATATCGCTCTCAACAAGTCATATTATATCATTTTGAACTCTACACCGCAATAGGTGTATTTTTTATACCACAAAATAGAAAGGAATGATATTATGGCAAAAGCAAAGAAATTACCAAGTGGACAATGGAGAACTCTGGTCTACGATTACACAGACAGTGCAGGGAAAAGGCACTATGAATCTTTCACAGCTGATACAAAAAAAGAATCTGAATACATGGCAGCTGAATTCGCATTAAACAAAAAAAGTAGGATTAAGATAGACATCACCTTTAAAGAAGCACGTGATAAATATTGTGAATCCAAGAACAATATTCTTTCTCCTTCTACTATCAATGGTTATAAACAAATGGATACTTACTTTGGTTGCATTGATAATATAAAATTATCAAAGCTAACTCAGGAACATATCCAACTATGGGCCAATGAGTTTGCATCTACTCATGCTCCTAAAACCGTTCATAATGCTCATGGATACATTAGTGCTATATTAAAGAGCTACGCTCCTAATATCGCTTTAAATACTTCTTTACCACAAAAAATAAAACCAGTCTATTATGTACCGTCTGATTCTGATATAAGGATTATTATTGACTATCTAAAAGAGAATGACATAGAAATGTTAAAGGCAGTTTGCCTATCAGCCTTTGGTACTCTAAGACGTTCCGAAATCTGTGGTCTTGACGCTTCTGACATTAACGGAAATACATTATATATTCATAAAGCATTAGTTAAAAATGCTGATAAGCAATTAAAAATAAAAACAACAAAAACCACCTCTTCTAGTAGGTATGTTGAGATGCCTGCGTTTGTTATAGATTTGTTACCAAAGCAAGGAGCAATAGTGTCATTAACGCCTGACGCAATAACACGAAGATTTTTTCGATTACTAAATAAACTTAATATAAATCAATTTAGGTTTCATGATTTAAGACATTACTCAGCATCAATCATGCATGCTATAGGAATACCAGATCAGTATATTATGGCTCGTGGTGGTTGGGGATCCGACAAAGTGCTCAAGGCAATTTACAGAGGTACTATTGATGATTATCAGAAACGATTTACAGATTTAACGAATACCCATTTTGACGAATTATGCAACACAGAATGCAACACAAAAAAATAAAACCCTAGTAAACACTAAGGTTTTGCAGTGGAGATGACGGGAGTTGAACCCGTGTCCAAAAGCCCTTCCATTGTACTTCTACAAGTTTAGTTGATTTTTTTACATTCCCTACGTCAGACTCGAATCAACACGATTCTGATTTCGGTAGCTTCATATTACGCCCACATACTCAAAGCTTTGTATATGTCGTTTCCTACATAGTCGATGCCTGGGTCTTAAAGTATAGGTGCTCTAAGTCAGACAGCTGCCATTAGGCAGCGTATGCTAAATTATCGTTAGCGTTTATATTTATTGTGGATTTAACGCATTCCTACGACTTGCTTCTCCAATTTCAAAACCCCTGTCGAAACCGGTACATCCCCAAATTATTACAATAACTATTTTGAGGTGTGTACTGATTATAGTATAGTATTCACCAATTGTCAATAGAAATAATAACAGCTGCAGTTCTATCGTATTACCGAAGACTGCAGCTGCCATATGTATGAATATACTTTGGGGGCTAAATTAGTTGTTGAATATTCTCCCTGATAATTTATCTATCATGGATTTCAAGATTTGCATTACTTCCTTCAGTTAACTTCTACAAAGCCAACCGAAACATCAAGCGGTGCGTTTTCCATCCTGCAATATTCTTGTTCACCTTATAGGTTACCCGTTGATTATTTACCACTGCTCTTCCTAATAACAAATCACTTTGTTTTTGAATAAGCAGATTATTAACTTTTTTGATAAATTCTTCTTCTTGTTTTATTATAACTTGTAACATGTTTTGATGATTTCTAAATACTATAAAGCCTGAGTAGCCCTCTTCCCGACATTTTTTAAAACATTTATCTAGATAAATATTCATCCCCTCAAGACTATATATACCATTTATTTTGTATCTATCGTCTGGAATTGGTTCGACTTCTTGGTCAACATAGGCTTCCCCAACATCAGTGAAGTAAACAATAAAGTAACGTATGTAATTAATACTACTGTAAATACTCGTTATTTGTTTTACAGTTTGTAACCGAAACCTTAGCTTTTTCTTCATCATGATGTCTCCTATGCATGCTTTAACTAGTAGTCAGTAATCATATGAAAGATTAATGTAAATTATTAATCAAGAAATTTTCTATCAAATCTTCAATTGAGGATTTCCGATGGTATCACCTTGGTCACAAAGAAATACTTTTTTGATTGCTTTCTTTATTAATATTAAAACTTAAATTAGCAAAATTTAAATTAAAACCATAGCTAATATAGCTCTAATGATAATTGTCTTTTTAGCCATTTTTATTATCCTTAGATGATTGTATATAGTTTACTTGTAACTAAAGAGAAAATTTATCTAAAAACCTAACTATTATTACCTTTTATCTTTTTGATCAGATTTTAAGTTGAAGATTTATTATAAACTGCCCTTGATCACAAAGTGTGACTTGTCTTTCATTTGCTACTGAGATAACTTTGTTCATGGATGACAATCCAATAAAATTACAAGCTAACGCTAAAATTGTACAGACAATTAAAATTTTTCTTCCCATAATCAATCTCCTTAATAGCTGAAATTGGTCAGACCTCTTATTGAATATAGAACCCAGAACCATTTAGGTTAATAAATTTTGCTTGTACGAAAATAAAAATAATTTCTAAGAAGCTTAACAAGCATTATCTTTTTAATTACTAATTAGAGCTTAAGTTGAAGATTAGTTATATACTCACCTCTATCACATAGAATGACTTGTTTTTCATTTGCTGCTGTGTTAACATTATTCATGGATGATAACCCAATAAAGTTGCAAGCTAATGCTAAAATTGTACAGATAACTAAAATTTTTCTTCCCATAATCAATCTCCTTAATGTATAATATTAATAATGTTTATAAGTTTCTTACTTGTTGAATGTATTGTATCATATAAAAAAATCCGTGAATATTGACAAGTATGTCACATTGGGGTGAAAAAAATGCAATCAAATGATTTTGGTTCTTTACTTAGGTCCTTACGTAAAATGTTAAGGATGACTCAGTCAGATGCATGTAAGGATATATGCTCATTACGTCAGTATGTACGTCTTGAAAAAAATATTTCAGAACCTTCTATGTATCTAGTCCAGCTTTTATCTCATAGATTTAACTATGACTTGTTAACACATTATAAACTAATATATTGTGATATGACTCTTCAAGCGAATGCTATAAAATCAGAAGCCGATGATTTAATAAAACAAAGAAAATATAATGAATTATACCCATTAATATTGAAAGCAGACAAACTTTCAGAATTTAAACGAGGTGAAAATTTACAATGTAGCTTTTATTATAAATCACTTTATTATTATCATGCAAAAAATGATATAGAGTTAGCTCTTCATAATTGTATTAATGGTCTACATGCAGAAGATTCGCAAATTACATCTAATAATTTTAAAGGTAAAATTTCTTCAAATGTTGGTTTAAGCCTACTCAATATATTAGCTTGTTTTCTACAACAATCTAACAAATCGGATAAAGCAATCGAAATATGGACTCAAATATTAATTGATATTGAAGAGAAGATGTCAGCTAATTTTACATATTATCAATCCAGCGTAGAGTTCATAAAACAATTATATTTGTCAACCTGCTACAATATAGGTCTACTAAAAACCGATACTAACGATTTAATATCTGCTATAGATTATTTTGATAAAGGAATTAATTTTGCATCAAAATATAATTGTCTATACTATTTGGCATATATTGTAAGGCAAAAAATGCGTGTTCTATACACACTGAAACGATTTGATGAGGCAAGAGCCTCTTATGATATCTGTATGGCATTATACTTATTACGAGGAGATTTATCAGAACTAAGAAGCTGCGAGAAAATAATGAAAGAAGATTATCCAGAATTATCAATAATTAAAATGTACGATTAA